TTTACATAGACAAAGGGGAAATAAACACGTTTGCGCTAACTTTAAGCGAGGTAACGACGTTAGTTAACCCCTACTATTTGTTCGTGTTTGAGGGTGAATATAACACCGCCGTAGAGCCTATATATTGGGTTGGTGACGACACTAGCAACTGGCCAGTAAGATACAACCTTTTCACCTTAGAAGAAGGCGTAGACGTTACGCTAATCAAAGGCCAATACAAATACAGCGTTTACGAAAGTGACACGCCTATAATAGTAGACGAAAACACGAATACAGACGAATTAAATTTAATAGAAGAAGGCCGCATGGTTGTTGCTGGCGTTGCCGTTTCTTCGATATACGACTAAACAATGGGAATTTTCGACAGATTCAAACAACCTAAAACCGAAGTAATAGAGGGCTACCAGTCTTTTAGCACGCCGTTTGGTAAAATTGGCGGCGGTAACCTTACTTTGCCTTACGTAAACGGACGCTATCAAGTGGCTGGTTACGTGCCATTCGGACAAGACAACCTTTTCCCCGAAACGCTTAACCAACTTTACTATATGTCGCCCTTACATGGGGCAATTGTAGACTTTAAAGTAAACGCTGCAATTGGTGCGGGTTACGAACTAAAAACGGACAAGCTTACACCAGACGAAAAACTAGCTTTGTACACTTGGGAAAAGAAAATGAAGCTTTCAAAGTCTGTAAAAGCCGTTACAAAACAACTAGTGATGCACCACCGTGTTTACTTTAAGTTGTACTTTGACGAAAAAGGAAAGGTTAAAAGCATTGAAAATGTAAGCCCTGAAAAGGTCCGTATTAACAACCGCAAAGACCGCTACTATTTATGCGAGGATTGGTCTAGTAGAATTGACGTAGAAGAAATAAAACCATTTCACCCGCTTTGCCCTGACAAATGCCAGCTTTGGGCGTACGAATTACCGTCAATAGGTCAAGATTTCTATCCGCTGCCCCAGTACAGTTCCGCACTTAACTTCGCGTTTCTCTCGGGCGAGTTAAGTTATTTCGCAAAGTCGAACATTCAAAATAGTATTTTCCCGTCTTTTGCTATGCTATTCCCTAAACGCCCACAAAGCGAAGAAGAAAAGAAGGTACTACGTGACACTATTGATAGAATGAAAGGCGCAGCAAACGCTGGTAAAGGCGTAGCGTTCTTTGCAAATAGTCAGGACCAACTACCAAAAATCGAAAGCATTCCAGTAAACCAAAACGACAAATTGTTTCAAGAGGCTAGTGCTTTAAATACTGAGCAAATTTGTTTTGCCCATACAATCGACCCTATCTTAATGGGCGTGCGCACAACTGGATCGCTAGGTGGTGGCGCTGACATTAAACAAGCCTACGTAATCTTTGAAAAAAACGTGGTAATTCCATTGCGCGAACAAGTAACCGAAATCTTTCAGGAACTATTGAACGTGTCACGTATTAGCGCTGCGTTTTCTATTAAGAATTTCCAAATCATTAACGAAACAATTGTCGAAGTAGAGGGCGACGCTAGTAAAACTCAAGACGCGCTTAACGCAATGTCTCCGTTAGTAGCTACAAAAGTTCTTGACACCATGACACCTAACGAAATTAGAGCGCTTGCAAGCTTACCACCCGTTGAAGGTGGCGACGTAGTAGCACAACCAGAACCAGCCCAAACATTTAGAAAATGATTTACTTCATAACTGAAAACTACCTAAAGACGAACACGCCAATAACGGCGAATGTTGACGTTACAGACGTAACCCCGTATATTAAAACACAATCGGACCTAAGAGTACAGCCCATTCTAGGTTCAGTATTTTATAACTACCTACTAGCCAATTATAACGACCAAACATTAACCCCTGACGAAGAAGAACTAGTATCGTTTATTCAGCCCGTGGTAGCGTGGCGCTCGGCGGAGGACGCCGTGTTCGGGCTTTCGTACCAACTTAAAAACAAGGGTATTCAAACACAAAACGGCGACTATTCAAATAGTGTAAGCCGTGCCGAAGTTGCGTTTTCAATGGAGCATTACGCACAAAAAGCCAGTTTCTTTGAAGCCCGTTTGTCTAGATGGTTACTTGCAAATAAAAATTTGTTTCCTTTATTCACTAGCTTACAAAACCGCGACACAGATTTACGCCCCATGATTGACGCGTGCGATTGCGTAGGTACGTGTTTTGGACGTTGTGGGCAACGTTACAATGACAACGGTTATAATAACGCTATAATGGTGTTTTAATGACTGAGTTTGTAACCATAGTAAAAAAATACGGCGTTACGGGTGTTCTTTGCCTATGGTTGTGGCATACCGATAGCCGACTGAATAAAGTAGAAACGGCGCTTTACGACTGCTACAAACAACAAACCTTTAGAGCAGCTACAAAAACACGAATAGACATACCAGACAAGCTACTAGCTATACTGCCAAATGATAAAAAAACTTATAAACGAAACCTTAAGGCCTAACGGCAAATGGTCTATTAAAAGATTAGGCGCATTTACCTCGTTTTGGATCGCGGTTATTTACTCATGTATTCCGTTTTTCAGTCCTTTTGAGGTTAAAGAATTTGTGTTTATAGGCTTACTAAGTTATTCCGCTGCGGCTCTAGGCTTAAGCGTTTGGAATAAAAAGATAAAAGAACCCCGCGCGGACGCATACCAGTAGAACTGCCCCGCGTCCCCCCGTCAATCCGTTGGCGGGGTTATTTACTTAATTCAGGTGAAAAACACTTAATCTATGCTAACAACTGCACAAGCCTTACAGAAATACGGAACGCCAAACGAGCGCGGAACGTACCTTACCACTATTAATCTACCCTATCCGATGCGAATAGCATGGGACTTAGACACCAAAGTAACAAAGATGCGTTGCCATAAGGACGTAGCACAACGCTTTTTAAGCGTGTTTAACGAACTTTTAGCAGTCTATGGTTACGAACGTATAGTAGAACTAGGTATAGACCTTTACGGGGGCTGTTTCAATTACCGCAAAATGCGCGGCGGTACGTCATGGAGTAAGCACGCGTGGGGTATTGCAATAGACTTAGACCCCGCACGTAACACGCTAAAGGAAACTAGTAGAACTGCAAGGTTTGCCAGACCCGAATACAAACAAATGATAGACATTTTCGAAAAACACGGGTTTGTTTCTTTAGGTAGGGCCAAGAATTACGACTGGATGCACTTCGAAATTTCAGCCTAAAGCCTTACAGAAATGAAAAAACTTTCAGCTTATAGCCTTATATTTTTGTTAGCTTCATGCTCGGCAAATTACCACGTAACTAAGGCAATGAAAAAAGGTTACCGATGCGACACCATAGAGGACACAATTACAATACTTTCGGTCGACTCAATTCCGTACGTTTTAAGAGACTCTATTGCATGGGAAAGGGTAATATACCAAAAAGATACAATAGTGCGTTACAAGCGTTCTTTTGTACCTAAAACGCGACTTGAAACACGAATAGAATACAAACTAAAGCGCGACACAATAAAAATGCTAGAAAAAGTAGAGGTCGTTAAGTGGAAAACCGAACGTAATAAGAAAACAAAAGCTAACTTGTGGCTATTTATTATAGGGTTTGGTATGGGCTTTCTTGCAAACTGGTTACTTAAATTTTCTAAAACCGTTTTATGAGTAAATTTAGACCTAGAATAACACGCGAGGAATTCGACGTAGTGGCGCAGTATAGAGCCATTAAAAACAAAGCTAACGAACTAGGTTTAGACGACAAAGACGTGAAGCACGGGTGGTTAAAAACAAACGACGCTAGTTTATTCTTTAGAAACCCGTCTTTTGGTAACGACTTCGACGTTAAAAATATAGACTTTAAGGCCCTAATTAAAGACGCGCCCAAGTTAATTGTAGAACCTACAAAAAAACGAACGCACAAGGGCCTATTTGACAAGCTAGTATTTACAGACGTACATATAGGAATGGACGCAGGCGACAAAGGGCGCAGCATGTACGGCACAGAATGGAATGAAGACATACTATTCGACCGCTTAGAGCAAATGGTAAGTTACACGCTAGAAAAACAAAATAGCGACACGCTTTACATTCTAGATCTCGGCGACTATTTAGACGGGTTTAACGCTCAAACGACTAGAGGCGGACATGCGTTACCGCAAAACATGGGTAACCAAAAAGCTTTTGACGTTGGTTTTCAGTTTAAGACCTTATTACTGCAATACCTTGCACCCTTCTACAAAACTATTCACGTTCGAAACATTTGCAACGACAACCATAGCGGCGACTTTGCTTACTTCGTTAACCAGTCTTTTAAAACATACGTAGAACGCGACTTAAAACACGTGAAGGTAATTAACCAGACGGCGTTTATAGACTACGAACTAGTAGGCAACTATTGTTTTGTTACGACACACGGAAAAGACACCCATAATTTAAAGTACGGTTTCAAACCTAAGATTGATCCAAACCAAATAAACAAAATACTCGGCTACTTAAACACAAAACAACTTGTAAACAAAGGCCTAGATATTACCTTTGAAAAAGGCGACTCGCATCTATACTTATTTGATAGCTCTAGTTCGGACGTTTTCAAGTATTATAATTACCCTGCATTTAGCCCGTCTAGCAACTGGGTAGCTACAAACTTTCAACTAGGCAAGTCGGGCTTTGTACATTTTAACTACGACGAACACCGCAAAAGCATAAACGAATACTTTTTTACGTAACTTTACACGTTTCATAATTGTTAAGGCCATCCTTCGGGGTGGCTTTTTTGTATGTTACAGCATATAAATTCCCCGTTTCCCCGTTTTTTGTATGCTATTACGTATATTTTTACCCTTACTTTATTACAAATGGGGCAATAATTACCCCTTATTCTATTACAAAAGGTAAATTTTCTAAAATTTACCATCGCCTAGAACCCTTGTAAACACTAGCTTTTTAAAAAAAGTAAAAAAACTTTCAACATTTTTGCAACCTTTTGTTGATATATCCGATAAAGCTATATATATTTGCATATCTACTAACGACAATTAAACAATATGAACAAAGATCAAATTATTCAAGAAGAAGCCCGCCTTTGGAACGCTTACGAAGCTACACGCGACGCACTAGGTTACGACCATGCCGACACCCGCCTAGCTTTTGCCCTTTACAACGAAATGTTAAAACACTTAATAGCAGCAATATGAAAAACTTAATTAACGAATACCGCGCATTTAACAAAGACGAAAAAGATTTAGCGCATAGCATCCTAGTAGGAATAGTTTTGTTTATTGGTTTCTTTTGGTTGGTAAGTACAAACACCCCACCACGTTTAGACCACGCGACAACAGATCCGCAAACGTACAAGCAAAACACGTACGAATTAAAGACAAGTTACACAAAGTACATGAACCACGTATATAACGACAAATTCAAATAACATGATAGCACCAGAAATTAAAGACTTTGAAGTTTACAAGGCACACGGCAAAAACTTTGTTTACTTAATGGTTACCCTATGGGATGAGGGCGACACAAAAACGAACGGAGAAATCCTAGCCGAATACGAAATAGAAATTTACGACGCTTACGCAAATTATAAAATAACTAAAAAAACATATAATGAAAAACTTACTATTAAACAAACCCGCCAATGTGACGAACGCCTTGTTAAGCTTTACGAAGACAACTACTTCGAAGACGACTATGTCACCGAATACAACGACGAAGACCATTTCTCCACTGACTGGCCCATTTAACCGCTACCAAATAAACCGATTTTGGACTAACTTTAACGAAAGCTTATACAACCGAATTTGTGAAATTAAAATGCAAGAACTATGAAATACTTACTAACCTACTACGTTGGAACTAAAGCCGTGCAAAGCTGGCGTTTCTACTCTAAAGCAATGGCTTACGCTGCAAAGTCCGAACTACTATTTACGGAAAACTACAACCTTGGGAAGTTTAAAATAACGGAAATATGAAACACGTTGTATCTAAAAAGCGGTTAAAGGCTGGTGAACAGCTACAAGTTGCTATGCACTATGAGTATTTTACTATGCAAAATTTAATAGAACGCTACGGAACTACACCCGAAGAAATTTTTAAGCTAAAAATCGAAAGCGAAGAAACGTACATAGACCTTTATTTTAATTATGGTTACGCAATTAGCAGTATTAAAACCGCTTTTATAGACGACCCAGACATATGTACGCAATACCGATGCCGAGTAACACTAGATAAAATAACGGAAATATGAAAAACAAAATAGCACTTATTCACGAACTTATAGCGGCTTACGACTTAACAAACAAGTGTAGAGATCGCGGATTGATTTACAAACGTGCCTACCTATACCACGAACTTAGAACTAGCGGCTTTAGCCTTTCGCAAATTGGCGAAATATTCGGTAAGCACCACGCTACTATAATTCACGGGCTTAAAACGCATGAAAACCTAATGGGTTATAACGACGAAGACTACCAGTTCGAAACTATACAACTCAAACAACAACTAGAGGGTAGCGTATTGATATTCCCAGAAGAAAGCACGGCTAAAAAACGGGACTTAAAAACGGACATTATAGAGGCCCGAACTATTCGCGACTTCAAACGTATTCGACGACGTGTTAAGCTAGGTGTTTACGAAAAACTTTTAGCGGAAAGCAACCTTTTAGAAAAATAAACGTTATATTTGTAAGGGTGTTGCAGACCCATGTAAAAAATTATTGAAAGTCCATTGAGGAGTAGTGCTGCAACCACGAAACTTAATGGGCTTTTTTTTATCCTAAAAATGTTGCAGATGAGCGGATGGATTAAATTACACAAAACACTTAAAGACTGGGAATGGTACGACGACCACAACGCAACGCGTTTGCTTGTTCATTTGCTTTTGTCTGTAAACTACGAAGACAAGACGTGGAAAGGGCAAACAATAAAAGCTGGTTCATGCGTTACCAGTTGGGAGAATTTAGCCAAAGAAATAGGGCTTTCGGTCAAGCAAACACGTACCGCAATGGCTAAGCTTGAGGGCTCTAAAGAAGTGGCACGCTACACGACAAACAAATGGCAAGCTATAAGCCTTGTAAAATGGGACAAACTGCAAGTAGAATGTGGTAAAGAGGGCAAGCAACAAGGCACACAAAGGGCAACAACTAAAGAATATAAAGAAATAAAGAATATATTTACGCGCCCGAGTGTTCAAGAAATTGACGCCTATTGCTTAGAGCAAAACTTGCAAATAAACGCCCAAGGCTTTATAGACTATTACGATAGTAACGGGTGGAAAGTTGGTAAAAACAATATGAAAGACTGGAAAGCTACGGTAAGACGTTGGGCAAAGCCTAAAGAACAAATAGAAATGGTAAACGACCCACTTTATGAACAAGCTAAAAAACTAGGTTATGTTAAATAAAGGAATACACCTAGAAAAGCTTTTCGACTATAAGAACGGCAAAATAAAACAAGGGCTAGGCATAGGCACTAAGCTAGACGACTATTTGCGATACAAGCCTAGACAACTAAACATCATTTTAGGACATGACAACGTCGGAAAAACCTATTGGATCAATTGGTATTTTCTTACCCTTGCACTTAAACACGAATTAAAGTTTGTAATGTGGTCTGGTGAAAACCAATACTGGCAAGTTCTTCGCGACATGGTGCAAATTTACTCGGGCAAACCATTTAAGCAATTAAGCGAGCGCCAAATATCTAGCTACACGGCATACCTAGAGCAATACTTTGAATTCATAGACAACTCAAAGCTTTACAAACCTAGCGAACTATTCGAACTATTTCGCAAGTCGGACGCCGACGCGTGTTTAATTGACCCTTACACGGGCTTAGACCGCCAAATGGGCTACGAGGGTAATTATAAGTTTCTAAACGACGCCCGCCAATTTTGCAACGAAACGGGCAAGACTTTGTATATAAACACCCACCCAAATACGGAAAGCGGACGTAGTGGTAACATTTACCCAGACAACCATATGTGGAAAGGCCACCTTAAACCGCCAATGAAAGACCACATAGAGGGCGGTAAAGCGTTCTTAAACCGCTGCGACGACATGATAGTAGTGCATAGGCTAGTAAAACACGAAACAATGAAGTACGTAACGCTAGTAACAACCGAAAAGATTAAAGACCAAGAAACGGGCGGGGCAATTACTGGGTTTGAAGACTTTATTTTTTGTGAATTTAACCAAGGCCTAGGCTTTGTAATTGAAAACAAAGACGCGCTTAAAGAATTACGCCCACGCGAACAACAAACCAAACTGCAAACAAACGAAATACTAACCACCAGCGAAAAGCTTAGACGCCTGGCTAATGAAACACCTTTTTAAAATGAAATTAACCGATAAAATAACAATAACAAACGAGGATAACATGGAGCTGATGGCACGTTACCCCGACAACTATTTTGACTTGGCAATAGTTGACCCGCCTTATGGATTAGGTAAGGCAGTAGTTAATAGCGGAGGTCGTTTTAAAAAATATGAAAATAAAAATGGGAATTGGGACATGAATACTCCAGACGAAGACTACTTTAAAGAATTATTTAGGGTTTCAAAAAATCAAATTATTTGGGGTGGCAATTATTTTAATTTACCTCCAAACAAATGTTTTTTAATTTGGGATAAAGGTCAACCAGAGGGCATTAGTTTTGCAATGGCTGAATATGCTTGGCTTTCATTTGATAAAGTGGCGCAAATTTTTAAAAAAAGAACGCAAGGTCAAGAGGAGAGGTTTCACCCAACACAAAAACCAGTTTATCTTTATGCTTATTGCCTTGAGAAATTTGCGCAACAAGGCGACAAAATACTTGACACTCATTTAGGTTCTGGCAGTATTGCAATAGCTTGTCATGACTATGGGTTCGACTTAACAGCTTGTGAACTTGACGCCGAATACTACGAAAAGGCAATCCAAAGAATTAAGAACCATACAAACCAACAAAAACTATTTTAATGGAACTAGGACTAGAAATAATAAAAACACGGGCTAACCTTTGGGCTATTCAGCAAAGAATAAAGACCGCACGTGAACAAATACTAAAAACAAGGCCCGAAGCAAAGGACTACATACAAGGCGCTGAGAAAAGCGAACAAGAACTACTAGAAGCGGTTTCGTTTTTTACTAGACTACACGAACACGCGGTATCTTTAAGCCGTGAAAACACGATACTAGCTAGTCGTAACATTGAACTGGCCAGACGCGTAAAGGAATTAGAAATGGAAATACAAACAAGTAATTTTTGATCATGAAAAAGTTAAGAGTATTAATAGCGTGCGAAGAAAGCCAAGCGGTAACAAAAGCTTTTAGGGCTTTAGGTCATGAGGCGTATAGCTGCGACTTATTGCCGTGTAGTGGCGGCCACCCCGAATGGCATTACCAACAAGACGTGTTTGAAGTTATTGATAAAGGTTGGGATTTAATGATAGCTCACCCGCCTTGCACTTACCTAGCAGTAAGCGGCGCACGTTGGCTCTATAATAAAGACGGAACTAAAAACGAAGAACGCCACACTAACCAAAGCGAAGCGCTAAAATTTGTTCGTAAATTAATGGACGCACCAATAAAATATAAAGCTATTGAAAACCCTATTTCTGTTATAAGTTCGGAAATAGCTAGACCAACTCAAATAATAAACCCATGGCAGTTTGGCGACGAAGCGCAAAAAACTACGTGTTTGTGGCTTTTTAACTTACCAAAGTTAGAACCCACTAAAATTGTAGAAAAAGGCGAAATGAAAGAATGGATAGATACGAAAACCGGTAAAAAAAAGAAGCAAGCGCTTTGGTATTATGAAGCACTTATTAAAGCGAAGACACCCGAAGAACGTAGAACGTTAAGAAGTAAAACATTTGACGGCATAGCCCAGGCAATGGCCTTGCAATGGTCTAGCCATATTATAAACAAAACACCTCTTAATCTTTTTGACTATGCCACGTTGTAAAAATTGTAAAGACAAGTTCGAACCGATACGCTTTAACCATAAATACTGTCTAAAAGACGAATGCGTTAGGGCGTTTGTAGAAGAAACTAAAGCCGCCGCGTGGAAAAACACGAAAAAGAAATGGACAACAGAACTAAAAACAACTAGCGACTGGCTTAAAGACGCACAAAAGGTATTCAATACCTACATAAGAACACGCGACGAGGGTAAGCCGTGCATAAGCTGCAACCAACCGCCAAAGAAAAAAAATTGCGGTCACTATTACAGTCAAGGTGGACACTCAAACGTTCGTTTTGACGAAGACAATTGCCACCTACAATGCGAACATTGCAACACGTACCTATCTGGCAACCTTCTAAACTACCAAATAGGCATAGAACAACGAATAGGCGCCGATAAATTGATTGAATTACAAGGCCGCGCACACCTAGAGAAACGTTGGGAAGTCGAAGAATTAAAAGAAATAATAAAAATTTACAAGAAAAAAACGAATGAATTAAAATAAAGTATATATTTGCATATAGTTAACACTTAAAAACAACAAGTTATGAAACATTTATTTAAAGCGCTTGCGGCTTTTCAGCAAGAAGTACCAGTGATCCACAAAGGAACGCAAGGGTTCGGCTATTCTTATAGCGACTTACCCGCAATTTTCAAAACAATTAACCCGCTACTAGCAAAACACGGGCTAGGCTTTACCCAAAACCTACACACGAAAGACGGTGAAAACTACATTTGTACTATCATTTTTCACGTAGAGACGGGCGAAAACATGGAAAGTTCCGTAGCTATTCCTAGCGTTAGCCTTAAGGGTATGAATGACTATCAAAGTTTCGGCAGCGGCGTTACGTATTTCCGTCGTTACGCTTTAGCTAGTAGCCTCGGACTTGTGACAGACAAAGACACGGACGCAAGCGGCGAACAAGTAAAAAACGAACCAAAGAAAAAGCCAATAGACCAAAAGCGTTTTAGCGCAGCGGTGCAAGCCATTGCCAAAGGTGAGTATACACGCGAAAAGCTAGAGGCTTCATTTCAATTAACCGAAGGTCAAACCGATATGCTTAACGCCTTATGAAGACTTTTAAAATTAGATGCTCAGCTATTGGCAAAATAATGACTTCCCCCCGTACAAAGGGGGAGTTATTAAGCCAAACCGCAAAAACGTACATAGAAGAAGAAGTGCTACGTGCGAAATACGGCATTATTAAGACGTTTTCAAGCCGTTACACGGACAAAGGTAACCTAGTAGAAGACGAAGCCATAGAAATGGCCGCAAACGCGCTAGAATTAGGTTTCTTATATAAGAACTCGGAACATTTTACAAACGACTTCTTAACTGGAACGCCTGACGTAAACACGGGCGACATACTTTTAGACGTGAAAAGCTCATGGGATGCCACTACTTTTCCGTTTTTTGCTACGGAAATACCTACAAAGGACTATTTTTACCAACTTCAAGGCTACATGGAGTTAACGGGTAAGACCGAAGCGCTACTAGTTTACTGCCTAGTCAACACACCAGCGGACATGATAGAAGACGAAGTGCGCCGCGCACACTGGAACGCTAGACTTATGGACGAAAGCCAAGAACTACGCGACGAGGTGTTAAAGCGCCATTCGTTTGACCATATACCAGACAACCGCCGTGTAAAGTTCTACAAAGTAGAAAAAGACGAACAAGTAATAGCCGAAATAAAAGAGCGCGTAGAACTATGCCGCGAGTATTTTAACACCTTATATAATTTCTTATGACAAAAGAAGAAGCAAGAAAAAACTTGGAAGATTATTTAAAAAGTCACGACGTTAAGCTACCAGTTGTTGATGCAATAGTAATGAGGTATACAACGCCATTTGTTATTTCTGATATGACATTCTTAGGATTGATTTGCATAGCTTACGACTTACGACCAATACAAAAAGACGAACAATGAAACAAGAAGTAGAAGACCAGATAGTAAAAAGCGTGCTTGCGAAGTACGTCGAACGCTCAAACACGGGGCTAAAGAAATACGGAACGCCGCTAACACGAAAAGACTTAACGCTAGATCAATGGATAACCCACCTACAAGAAGAACTAATGGACGCCACTTTGTACCTAGAGCGCATCAAAAAAGACATAGCGCTAGTAGAGGTCGAAGCTTTTAGCAATGGTTACCGCGAAGCAATTACAAACCGAACTAAATAAATCAGAATAAGATGAAAGTAACAATAGAATACGACAACCAGCCCGAAGCAATACAAGCGCTAAACGCTGGAAATTGGTACGACGTAGTTTGGGAATTAGACCAAAAGTTACGCGGTATAGTAAAACACGGATATATTAACAACCGAGAAGCTACTGACTGCGAAATGGAATGCTACAACAAATGCCGCGAAATGCTACGCGAAGCCATGAACGACAACAACGTAAATTTTTACCTATGAAACACAACCTAGAAAACTACAAGGCCACAATAGAAGCAATGGCCGAAAAGAAAACCTTTAGACTGGCGGAATTTCACCCGCGACGCTTTGACTTGTTCTACGTACTGAAAAAGTACAACTACATTCAGCAAATAGACTATGGTGTTTATCAATGGGCGGGTAAAAAGCCAAACATTCGAACGGCTAAACGCGTGGCCCTACTTACGCAGGAATATCGCCGAAGCTGGACAAGTTCACAAAACAAAGAACAAACTAGCCTAGAGCTAAAAACGGAGCGCAAAACGCCAAAAACAAACCCAAAACAAATAAACAAAGAAAAAGCGGGCGCAATTGCTACAATGATCCTAGTAGGCGTTGTTGTATTGGCTACTATCATTAACTTTATTATTTACTTAAAGAACTAAAAACATGAAAACACAAGCACAATTTTACAACAACGAAACGGCTATGGAATACTGGGAGCAGTATTTTACAACACAAACACCAACTGCAATAACAATAGAGCAATTAAACGAAATAAAACGCATTTTAGACGACTTGACGCACTTGTTAAGTGAAGGCTATAAAGTAGACGTGCAACTACAAACAGTATAATAATAAAAAAAAACTAAAAACATGGAAACAAAGAACAACGCGGGTGCAATTTTCAAAAACAACTACAAGAAATCGGAAAGCCACCCAGACTACAAAGGAAAATGCATGGTAAACGGTAAAGAAATGGAGATTGCGTTATGGGTAAAGGACACAAAGACGGGCGAAAAGTTCTTTTCGGCTTCATTCAGCGAACCATACGTAGCCCAAGAACAAGCCCCAGCGCCAACAAACCCGCCCGTAATGCTTAACGACAATCTACCATTCTAAAAGTTATGCACATAAACGACATAGAATTACGCAATAAGTTGCGGCACGTCTTAAAGTCGAAAACACGTAACCAAATAGCCGAGGAAATCAAAGAAAAGACGGGTAAGTTTCACCCCTTTCAAATACAAAATTTCCTAGATGGCAAAGACGTTTCATTGTCCACGGCGGTAAAGCTAGACGAGTATCTAATTAGACACGAACTTTAAACGCTTAACTACTACTACAAGCCCCTTAATTGGGGCTTTTTTGTTGAAAAATTATTGAAACACGAATACAAAAACCTATACTTTTGAACTATGGAATTACTAATATATGTTTCTCTAGCGTGGTGGCTTGTCAATTTCGAGCCATTACAGCTACTTCTAGACGCTATCTTTAGCCGTATACCAATTAACAACCTTACAATAGCTATACACGCCGCTTTCGGGTGTCCTAAGTGCGTAGGCTTTTGGGTAAGTTGGGCTTTAACTGGTGACTTTTTAACGGCTACGCTTATAAGTTTAACCGCTCATGCTATTGACCTATGCTTACAGAAACTCAGCAACTAGAAGTAGGCAAATTGCTCGAACAACTTACGCCAACGCGCCTAAGTAAAATGCACTTGAAAAAGCTGCAAAAGATAAAGAACGCCGTAACTGGCCAAAATGATAACCGTTGTTTATGCGCCGCTTCGGATCGCGTGAACTATTATAACGAGTTCCTTGTCTGGTATCAAAAGAACGCTTGACGCGTACATAAGCGCCAATTACGACGAGGTTAGGGCCTACACTAACCATATGCTAACGCGTTTACGCCACCATAAAAAGCTAGAACTTATAATGGTCAAGGCTGACACCATAATAAACAACGCATATTTGCACGTTGCTAGTATGGAAGACCACGAAGCCGACGAAAACAAGGTAAAAAGCTACCTACTCAACACAATCAAAATGCAGGTTTGGTGGCCTACGTCTGTAAGCCGTAAACAAGACGAGGTTTATAGCCAAGAATACGTAGCAAAAGACGAACCCAACGACACCGAAATAGAGCATAAGGTAAAAATAGAAGAACTTATAAACCTACGCAAAGCCTGCATAGCAATTTACCTAGACGAATTAGTTAGCCCCGTGGAAAAACGAATAGCTGAGGCTTATTTCCAACACAAATGCCAAACATCTAAAGCAATGGGGGATTTTTTCGACATACCCCGAACCTCAGCGTACTACATGATAAAGGCAATGAAACAAAGAATTAAGGAAATCGAATATAGTTATAGAAATGGAAAAGACCAATAAGATAGCCGCGGGCATTGTTGTTACGTCAATAGGTACGTTAATAGCCCTATGCGAATACCGACACGCTTTGTTTTTAACGGGGTGCTTTATTGCTTTGAGCGGCATAGGAATTATAGTAGAAACCATAGAAAAACACGAAAAATGAAAATTAAAGAAGAATACAAGGGCAAAACAATCATTATTTACGATAGTGTCCTAGGCGAACGCCGAGTAGAAGTAGACAAAATAGACCCTAAGCGCTTTGCCTACTACACCACCATAGGCCTCGGCTACCTATTCGAAAAGGAAAACCAAACAATTAGCTACACGGGCATAGAACATGAAGTAGCGCAAGCTGACGCAGTCGAAGAACCTAAGCCAGTTGTTAAACGCACTAGAAAAAGACGAAAAAATGCCCCAGCCAATTAAAGGAGAAGGTAAAGAAAAGTACCTAGAACGCTGCATGGCCGCCGAAGAAAGTGTGAATAGCTTTCCAGACGAAAGCCAACGTTACGCCGTCTGCAATAGAGTATGGGAAACGCACAAACGCGAGGCCCTAACCCGTTACGTTAAGTCATTAAACAAAAAGTAAATGGCTTTTTATCTTATAGACATGGGCGTAAACATGAGCCAGATAGGCCACGCCGTAGAAGTCGAACTAAGAAAAGACGAAAACCATATAATAGTTTACTTAACGGACATGCCAAACCTACTATGCGTAGAAGAACTAACCGAAGACCAATTTTTAGACCACTATAAAAACACGAAACCAAATGGGAAAGCATAAGTACATAGAAACACCAGAAAAGCTATGGGAAATGTTTAAGGAATACGCAACCCACGTAAAGACGAACCCTAGAACAATAGATAAAGCACTACAAAGCGGAAAGGTAGTACAAGAAAAGCTAGAAGTACCCCTAACAATGGAAGGCTTCGAAATTTGGTGTATTGAAAATTACAGCGACTGCCATCATTATTTCGATAATACCGAAAATAGATACTCCGAATACGGGACTATCACTACGCGTATTAAGAAAGCAATACGACGCGACCAAATTGAAGGCGGCATGGTTGGTCAATACAACCCGTCAATAACCCAACGTTTGAATAACCTAACCGAAAAGACGGACGTAACCAGCAACGGCGAAAACATAAACGAAATTAAAATTTCAATTATTAGACCTGACACCAAAGAGCTAGAGTAATGGATCTAAAGTCAACCATAGTTTTCGAACGGAATTACGACGCGCTTTACAACAATGAGGCGCGTTTTATCATTAACGAGGGTGGCTCGCGTTCAAGTAAGACGTACAGCCTTTGCCAGCTTATCATGGTCTATTGCTTACAGAACCCGCAAAAGGTTGTCAGCATAATTCGTAAGACGTTCCCAGCGTTACGGGCTACCGCTATGCGTGACTTCTTAGAGGTACTCAAAGAGGCGGGAATATACGACAAGTCTAGCCATAACATGAGCGAACATATTTACACGTTTCCCAACGGATCAATAGTAGAGTTCTTTTCAGTCGATGATGAGCAAAAAATACGCGGTAGAAAAAGACATGTAGCGTGGTGCAATGAAGCCAACGAACTTTTTCTAGACGACTTCACCCAATTAAATATGCGCACCGAACAAAAGCTAATCTTTGACTACAACCCGTCCGATAGTACGTCGTGGCTTTACGAACTACCAAAAGACGAAAGCGTACTAATCAAAAGCACTTACCGCGACAACCCGTTTTTACCTGACAGCATCAAACGCCAAATAGAAGACCTCAAAAGAACAGACGAAGCGCTGTACCAAATTTACGCGCTAGGCGAACACGCTATAAGCAAAGCTAACATCTATTCAAACTGGACGTTTTTGCCACACAGACCCGCGCGCTTTACTCAATACGTATACGGGCTAGACTTTGGTTACAATCACCCGACCGCTTTAATGCGCGTGTACTGGCATGAAAAGGACATATTTATAGAACCCGTAATTTATGAAAGCTACCTAACAACCTCGAACCTAATTGATCGCATGGCCTCGCTAGACGTCGAAAAGGAAACGGAAATAATAGCCGACTACGCACGGCCCGAAATCATTGCCGAAATGAACAACGCGGGGTACAACGTCCTAAACGCTAACAAGGTGGTGAAAAAGGGTATAGACAATATTAAAACCTTTGGCGTGTTTGCCCTAGCCGACAAGAACCTAGAAAAGGAATACCAAAATTATAAGTGGAAAAAGACATGTAGCGTGGTGCAATGAAGCCAACGAACTTTTTCTAGACGACTTCACCCAATTAAATATGCGCACCGAACAAAAGCTAATCTTTGACTACAACCCGTCCGATAGTACGTC